ATGCCCAAGCGAATACTGGAGATGACAGCGTTGGAGGTCTCGCGCCTGAAGGCAGAGGGCGCCTACTCGGTGGGTGGCGCGGTCGGGCTCCACCTCCAGGTTATCGGCGGCTCGCGCGTGTGGGTCTATCGGTACGTCTTCATGCGGCAGCGCAGGCGCATGGGTCTGGGCAGCTATCCAACGGTGAGCCTGTCTGCGGCACGCGAGGCGGCGCGTGCCGCTCGGGCGCTGCGTGATTCCGGCATCGATCCCATCAAGGATCGACAGGACAGACGCGAAGCCGCCCGGCTCGCCGCCGCGGCGCTGATCCGGTTCGATGATGCGGCCGACGCGTACATCCGCGAGCACGAGAGCACTTGGCGCAACGCGAAGCATGCCCAGCAGTGGCGCAACACGCTGAGCATGTATGCGCACCCCAAGATCGGCAGCGTGTACGTCTCCGACATTGATGCCCAGCATGTACTGCGGGTCATCTCCCCGATCTGGAAGACCAAGACGGAAACCGCCTCGCGCGTGCGTGGCCGCATCGAGCAAATACTGGACTGGGCCACGGCCCACGGCCACCGCACGGGCCCCAACCCCGCGCGTTGGCGCGGGCAGCTGGAGTACATCCTGGCCAACCCCAAGAAACTAGCCCCCGTCCAGCACCTTGCGGCCGTCCCGCTTGCCGATCTGCCGACGGCCTACGCGACGATTGCAGCGGCCTACGGGCAAAGCTCCCGGGCGCTGCGCTTTTTGATCCTCACGGCGGCCCGCTCGGGCGAGGTGCGTGGCATGCTGTGGAGCGAGGTCGATCTGGAGGCCAGCCTGTGGACGGTGCCGGCGGACAGAATGAAGGCGAAGAAGGACCACCGGGTGCCGCTTTCGCGCCAGGCGCTCGCGCTGCTGCGCTCGTTGCCGCGCGAAGCCCACGTAGAGCACGTCTTTCCCTCGACCCGCAAAGGGCCGCTATCCGACATGGCGCTCACCACGCTGATGCGCCGGCACAAACTAGGAGCCGTGCCCCACGGGTTCAGGTCCACCTTCCGCGACTGGGCCGGCGAGATGACGCACCACCCGCGCGACGCGGTGGAGCTGTGCCTGGCCCACACCATTGACACCAAGACCGAGGCCGCCTATCGGCGCGGCGACATGCTGGATAAGCGCGCGGTGATCATGCAGGAGTGGGCCGACTACGCCGCCGGGCCGCTGCCCGCCGCGTAGGGTGGGCGCGCGTCTTCAATCTGCGGCTGCGCCGCCCCAAGCCTTGGGGCAAGCCTGCAGCCACTCAACCACCTCCGACACCAACCAAAACAGCTTGGCGCCCATCTTGCGCGGGTGGGGGAAGGCGCGTTGCTCGATGAGAGCACGCAGGGTGTTCTCGGCAATGCCCAGCTCATCGAGCAGCTGGGCCTTGGTGAAGATGATCCTGCTCATGCGAATAGGTCGCCCTGCCCGTGGCTGCCTGCGCTCATCCGGCGCCAATACAGCGGCTCCAGATCCCATTCGCAGCGAGCACGCTCGCGCCACACATCCATCCCCGGGCCGGGCAGAAGGTCGGCGAACCACCCTCTCATCACGTGTCCATCATCGTGCGGAATGCCGTCTTGCAACCCCCATCGTTCGCCCTCGATGCCAGAACGATGGTTGCTCTCGTCGCCAGCCAACTGGCGCACCACCCGGATGCAGTAGCTGTAGCGGTAAAGCCCGACGGGGCGCAGATAGGCGCCCACGGGTGGCAGCGAGGCGATCACGCCGCGCCCTCGCTCGCCCATTGCACGGCCTCGGTGATCTCGCGCAGCGCCACGCGCAGCCTGGCCAGCTCACGGGCCGCGGCCAGGCCCTGCTCGGCATCCAGCTGCCGCATTTTTCGCACGGTGGCCAGCTCGTCCTCGGCGCGCAGCGCGCGCCGGCGCCAGTGGGTCAACGTCTTGCTGTTGTCGCTCATGACTTACTCGCAAAGCCCGTAGGCAGAGGCGCAGGCGGCCGGCTCATCCAGCACCTGCAGCAGGTCGTACTGCCGGCCGCCGCGCGTGGTCTTGGACCACTCGATGCGCGCCCAGATGTTCAGGTCGGCGAACACCTGGCGACGGTCGGCCGCAGAGTGCGCGTCCGCCATGAAGGTGGAATAGCCGCGCTTGGCGCACATCCCGACGGTGCGCTCCCACTCGGCGATGCGCTGCAGGTGTTCTGGAAAGCGCACGGCGATCTGCCGCAGCTCAGCCTTGCCGCAGTTGATGCAGGGCATGCAGCCCACGCGCGTCATGCCCTGGCGGTATAGCGGATTGGGCTGCACGCCGCGCGCAGCGGCGAAATCGAACACCTGCTGGGCCGTCCACTCCACGATGGGGCGGAAGGTCCACAGGCACGGGCCGACACGCTCGGACTTCTTGGCGTGGCGCCGGTTCGCGGACTCGTCTCGGCGCACGCCCTGCCAGCTGATGACGCGGTGTCCGGCGTCGATCAGGTCCAGCTGGAAGCCGACCGCCATGTTGCGCTTCAGCTCCTCGGTGCAGAACTGGGCCTTGCGGGACGGGAAGCGCCCCTTCCACATGCACAAGTCGAGGAACGGGTTTCCGCTGGGGAACATCACCGACAGCGCGCGGCGCTTGGCCTTGTTCGACCACCGCACCTTGCGGCCACCGTCCCAGCCCTTGGCCTGGCGCGGCGCCAGCTCGCCGGTGGACTCGCCGTCCTCGTCCAGCACCGGGAACAGGCGCACCGCGCCGGCCTTGTCGCGCAGGTACACGGGGTTGCCGGCGCGGTCGGTCTTGGGCACGCGCCGGTATTCGCGGCGGGTGCGCACGTCGCGGGCGATGAACTGGCGCTTTGCTGCCAGCTGCTCGGCGAAGTCGGCCTTGAGGCGGGTGATGGTGATGCCCAGGGCCGCCTCCAGGTAATCGAGATAGTCGTAGACGGCCTGGTCCTCATTGCCGGTATCGCAGAAGATCGGGACGACGCTGCCGGCGGGGCAGCGCTCCAGCGCGATCAGCAGCGTGGCGAGGCTGTCTTTGCCGCCGGAGACGGACACGATATGCAATTTTTTGGCCTGCCCAGTCATGCGGCGACCTCGCCCCCAAACGGCACGATCGCATCCGCCCGCACCCGCCCCAGCTTGATGTCTTCGCTCAACGCCATGGCGCCCGGCAGCACGGCCTGGGCCAGGACGCTGTGCTCGAGCATCAGCTCGGCCGACACCTCCAGGGCCAGCTGCAGCTGCGCGGCCCAGGCGGCGTCCCAGATGCAGCCGTCCACCGCCATGCGCAGCACCTCGGCCAGCGCCTGGTGCAGCCCGGCGCGGTTGTCGCCCGCCACGGGCCGCTGGGCGGCCACCTCGGCGCCGATGCCGAGCATGAAGGCCAGGCGCGACAGCAGCTTGCGCTGCTCGCTGCCATGCTCGACCGCCAGGCAGGCCAGGCCGATCTCGAGCATTTCGTTGTACAGCCACTGCAGCGCAACGGCCTTGCCCACCGGGCTGCACAGCGCAAGGTCTGCGCGGCTGCGCAGGTGCCGGCCCTTCTTCCGGGCCCTCATGCCGCCACCTCGGCCGTGGCCGCCTGCAGCGGCTCCGCTCTCGGCTGTGCTGCCCGCGGCGGGTACATGACCCACAGCCCCAGCCCGCGCGCCAGCTGATGCTCGACCTGCGCGCCGCGCGATTCCTTCCAGCCGGGCAGCAGATAGATAGCGTCGCAGCGCGCCAGCTGGGCAACGGCCAGGCGCATCCAGCCCAGCCACGTGCCGCCGCATGCGGGCAGCCCGTTCTCGGCCGGGTTCTCGACGTTGAAGCCGCGTGCGCGCAGGTGCGCGGCGGCGGCGTGGAAGGCGGGGTAGTTGCTCTCGGGCAGCCCCGTCATCGGACCAGCGATGTACACGCGCATGGCGTCAGCCCTCCACCGGCTCGATGCGCTCGACGCGCAGCACCTGCTTGCCGCTGGCCAGCTGCGCCCGGGCGTGGGCCTGCATGGCGTTGGCCGCCTTGACGCGGATGGTGGGCAGCAGGCCGGCGTCGGCGAGATCCTCGACGTTGGCCGGGTCCCAATCGGTGGGCAACAGGTGCGCGCGGTAGCTGCGCAGCGCCTGGATGTTGTGGATGGGGTGCATGACGGTCCTTTCCTTGTTACGGTTTTGATAGCTGACAGACGAAGCCCACAAAGGTCAAATGCGTGATTTCCTGCGGTTTCAGGCGGCCGGGGCCGGTTGCTCGCAGGGCGTGCACACGCAGCACGGCAGCGCGGCGCGCGCCAGCCGCGCACGCTCGGCGGCGAACACGGCAAGCAGGTGCTCGGTGGTGGTTGCGGCGGCGGGCACGTAGGGGCGCGGCGCGGCGGGTGGTTGGCAGCGCTGGCAAGGCGCGGGCAGGTGTGCGGGCATGGGTTACTCCCTTGCGGTGGCGGGGTGGCTGGCTGGGGCAAGTGCGGGGGCCGGGGCCAGCAGCAGCGCGCGGTCGATGGGCGCGGCGAGGGCCTCGGCCAGGTCGGCCAGCAGCTCGGCGGGCGTGTCCAGCACGTCGCGCTTCATGGCCTCGCGGGCCTCGGGGCCGTCGCCCATCTCGTCGCAGCGGCGGCGGGCGGCGCGCAGGGCATGCATGCGCAGATCGGCCAGCCGCTGGTCGGCTGGGCCCATGCGGCGGCGCGCCTGGGGCGTGGTGGTGTGGGGTGCTGCCTGTTTTTTCATCATTTCCAGGCCTCCTGTCGCTGCAGTTGCTGGATCCGGCGGTAGTGCGCCACCGCTTCGGGCGTGCACCAGTCCTCTTTTTCGTGGTCCCCGCGGCCAAAAACCAGGCGGCGCAGCTCGTGCGTCAGGCGGGCCGTACAGTTATTGAAACCAGTCCAAGCGCGCGGCAAAGCCGCGCGGGCGGGCGCCTCGCCCTGGGCGTCGCCCTGCTCAGGCGTGGCCGCTGCCGCGCCCTCGCCCAGCACCGGGGCCCACATGATTCGGCGGCTCACCAGCCAGCGCCCGGCCATGCGGCCGCGCTGGGCGAGCAGGCCCACCACCCGGCCCACCTTGACCTCCTCGCCGTAGCGATTGACGGCGCCGGCCTCGGGCGGGCGGTGCGCGGTGCGCAGGTGCCACTGGCAGCGGCGCACGGCGTGGCCGCCCATCGCCTCCATGAACAAGCGCCAGTCCGCGCGCAGCTCGCCGCGGCGGTGGCAGGCGTGGTAGGCGCGCAGCGTCTCGCGGTCGCCCTCGCGCTGGAACAGCTCCAGCTGGTCGCCGGTGACGCGGCGCAGCTCGCGCCAGACCGTGACACTGGGCATGCCGATGGTCTGAAACTGCCGGATGCCCCAGGTGGCCGCCCAGGCGTCCACGCGCTGGTGGCCCTGGCCCTGGCCCTGGCCCGGCTCCTGAGCGGGTGCCCGGCCTTCGGACTGCGTGGGGGCGGCGCCGAAATCCATGGTGATCTGCTGGCCGTCCACCAAGTCCTGGTGCTCGGCCAGGGCCAGGTGGCCCACGCTCTTGGCGATGTACTTGGCCACGTAGCCGGCGGCGCCGCCCTTGAGCATGCGCTTGACGTTGATGCGGTTGTCCGCCGCGCCGCGCTCGTCGCCGTCGTCGCTCAGCCAGTAGCGGCGCACCGTGGCCTCGATCTGCTGGGCGCCGGCCTCGGTCTCGGCCCACACCAGCATGTGCCAGTGCGGCGTGGCGTCGTGGTGGGGCTCGGCCACGCGCAGGCCGTACATCTTCACGCCGCGGCGGGCCAGCGCGGCGCGCGTCTTGGCCCACATGTCGCGCAGCCACTGCTGGCCGTCGCGCGGCGTGGCGCCGGCGTATTTGCGGTTGGGCACCGGCCGGCCGCCGCTGCCCTGCTTGACGGGGTGGAAGCGGCTGGGCAGCGTCAGCGTCACGAACAGGCCCACGTGGGCGCGGGCGTCGGCGTATTCCTCGGCGCCGCGGATCCGCGTCATCAGCTCGCCGCCACGGATCAGCGGGTTGGACGTGCCCAGCTCGGCCAGTTCGGCCAGCGTGAAGACCTGGCCGGCCTCGTTGCGGTACAGCGTGCGGCCCAGGGCCTCGGCGTTGCGCTTGAGCTGCGCCTGGCGGCGCGCCATGCCCTCGCTGCTGACGTAGCCGCCCCGGCCCTTGTGCACCAAGCCCAGGCCCACGGCGCCGGCCTCGACTACGCGCGCCACGTGCACGCGCAGTCGGCGCCGCCACCAGGCCGCGTCCTGCGCCCGCTTGATGGCGGGCTCCCCCTGGATGGGCTTGTCTTCCACGATGCCAACGCAGCGGATCAGCATGCGGATGCTGTCCACGCGCTCGGCCAGGCCCAGGGCCTGGCTCTGGCACAGGGCGTCCAGCTCGTCGGCCTCGGCCGCCAGCTTCTTGGCCATGTCGCAGATTTCGTAGTCCTGCAGGTTCCACAGCGTGGCCGCGCCGAAGCGGTCCTCGTGCCCGGCCAGGGCCTGCATCAGGTCCCAGGCCTGCGCCCACTCGGGCGGCTGCGCCAGCCATTCCTGGGCCGTCAGCGCGGCGGCGACGATGGGCGGCGTGCTGCGCTCGAAGCGCGAGCGGATGGCGGCTTGCCAGGTCGCAGGCGCGCAGCGGATCACGCGCTCCATGTGCGCGGCCGCCTTGTGCAGCGTGGGCTTGTTCTTCTCCCACTCGGACAGGCTGCCGTTGGGAAGGACGCGCGGGATGGTCGCCACGGTGCTACACCCTCGCGGCAAGGGCCGTCACGCCGCGCAGGTGGTGGCGGCCATCGCGGATCACCGCCTTGACCGCCTGCTGCTCGGGCTCGGGGAACTCATGCCAGTGGCGGCTGGCCAGCGTGTCCAGGTCGGCCACGTCCACGCCGACGCCGGCCACCATCAGCAGCACCATGCGCCACTGCAGGGGCAACTTGCGCCACTCGGCCGCGGCGGCATCGACGAAGCGGCCTTTGCTGCTGATCTGCACGAACTCGTCGCGCAGCACCATCAGACGCTGCAGCACTTCGCCGCTGGCAGGCGCTGGCGCCTTGGCGGGGGCCTGGGCCACCACTTCCTCGCTAGCGCTCATGCCGGTGCCGCCCCGTTGTTACCATGCGTTGCTTGCAGTACCGCTAGAGCCTTGGCGACATAGCGCAAGGCTGCGCGCAGCTGCGCCACATCAGCATCGGACAGGAGGGAACTTTGACCACCAAGCTCATCAAGGATGTAGAGCCGCTGACCATGGACAGCCAAATACTGGCGGCCATCGAAGAAAACACCCACCCGGACCTGGGCGGGACCGTCATGGTCATTGGGGTGCGCAATGGCGCCGGGCAGCTGTACCGCACGGCCAAGGTCGCAGGCCTGGCCAGCTTCATGGGCGTGGTCGGTGCCCTGCAGGACCTGGGCCTGACTGACGAGCTGGAGCACGAAACCGGCATGCGCGAAGGCTGCGACGCCATCTTCAGTGCCACCGATTAGCTGCGCCGATGGCTGGTGTGCATGGGCGCTCATGCGGCACCTCCTTTGAGCTTGCGCAGGCCGCAGCCGCAGGCGTTGCAGCCCAGGCGCTCCAGCACGTCGAAAGCGCGCTCCCAGGCCTGTTTCAAGTTGGCCGCCAACACGGGTTGCAGACGCAAACCGGCTGCAGTGCGGTAGGTCATGACGTAGCAATTCACAGCTTTCCTCGGTTTTTGGGCAAAAAAAGTCCCTGCCTGGCGCGGCGCGCCTTGCAAAAAGTGGGTTCGGGTGGGTGATGGGTGCCGCTGGCTTTCAGCGGCTGGCGGTCAAGTCGTGTCGGCCGCCTTGGCGCTGCCGGCGAACAGGTCGCCGGTTATGGGTGTGGTGAATTGCGCTTCGTGCTGGGCCTCGCCGGCGTTGTCCAGCACCACGCGCACCATGTCGCGCCGCACGTGGCTGGACAGGGGCAGGTTGACGGTGGGGTCTGGCGTGGCCGATGGGCTCAACGTGCGGACCACCTCGGCCATCACGACGTATGTGTGCCCGCACTCCACGTTGCTGCAGGCGTAGATTGATTCGCGCATCGTGTCGCTGACCATCCGGCTGGTGCGAATCTCGGACGATGCGCGGCAGTGCGGGCACGCCCAGCGCGTGCCCTCGTAGCGCAGCTGCCGCCCCTGGTGGCTGGCGCGCGGGCGCGGCGGCTTGGCCATGCCCAGCGCCAGCACTTCGGCTTTGCTGTTCATCATCGTCATCCCCTCGACGCCGTTTTGTTCGTGCCGCTTTTGAGCGGCTATTTGCTGCTGATTGCTGCCGGGTGGTCAGTGGCCAGCGGCCCGGTCCTGCAGGTAAGCCTCCAGGCCACGCAGGTACATGCGCTTGACGAACACGCTCGTGGGCCGCTCGTCCTCGTCCGCCAGCTGGCGCGCCTGCTCGAACTCGGCGGGCTTGAGGCGCAGGCCCACTAGCTGCGGCCGGCGGGTGGGTTGCTTGGGCGTGGGCTCGTCCAGGCGGCCGGCCTTGCGGTTCTTGGCCACCAGGGCCTGCAGGCCGGTGGGTTGGGTCGTTGCTGCTGCTGTCATGGTGGTCCTTCGTGCCCGGTTGTGGGCTTGTCATCGGGGTGGGGGTGGCGGTTGTCCACCACCAGGCGGGGGCCGGGCCGTATGCCCGTCATGCCGTAGACGCTGCGATCAAGCTGGGCGCTAATTAGCCGCTCGATCACAGCCGTGGTGCTGGGCATGTGCCATGCCTGGCGCAGCCGCTCCAGCTGGTGCTCCAGCTCGGCGGATACCTCCACCAGGTGCTCTTGGGTTTGCATCGCGCATGGCCTGCTGGCGCTGGTCAGCAAATAGCTGCGCCGCCGGCGGCAGTCGCTGCGGGCACGTTGCCCAGGCCCAGCTTCTGCAGCTCTTTCTCGGCGGCCAGCAGGGCCATGTTCTGGATCAGCGTGGCCTTCTGTACGCCCAGGCGGTCGGCCAGCACGGTGATCAGCTGATCGTCCGCGCGCTTGAAACGCACGGTGTGCCGAAAGTCGCGGCGTTGTTGCTTGTCGTCGTATGCCATGTGCTTACCTCCCGCCGAAATCGGCGCGTGTAACATGCGGTTATCGGTGTATGTCGTAATGCGCCGCACTATTGCACGGAATACCGTGCGTGTCAATCAATGAGCACAGATTTCCGTACATCGCTAAGTGAGCGGCTGCGATCTGAGAGGGACAGGCTGGGCCTTTCTCAACCGGACATGGCCGCTCTTGGGAGCGCCAAGCCGCGCACCTATCAGGACTGGGAGAGGGGCATCGCTGCAGTCAGCACGGAATTCCTGTCGGCGGTTGCTGATAGTGGGCTTGATGTCCAGTACGTGGTCACGGGCCGTCGCTCTCCCACTCGGTTGTCCGGCGCTGCGCCAGCACCCGAGCCGCACGACGACGCCGATGCCGTGCGGGTGCCGCTGTACAGCGCGACTGGCAGCATGGGCCCCGGCAATGAGTTCATTACCGAGGATGTGATCCTGGGCGAAGTGCCGGTGTCGCGCCGTTGGCTGGCTGCGCATCTGCCGCGCTCACGTCCTGCAGCGCTGCGTCTGGTGCACGCCTACGGCGACAGCATGGCCGGCACGCTGGAATCAGGCGACTTGGCCCTGGTAGACACCGACCAAACCGTGGCCGATGTGGACGGGGTGTACGTGCTGCAGGCCAACGGCCAGCTGTTCATCAAGCGGGTGACGCGGCGCATGGACGGGCGCTGCGAGGTGTCAAGCGACAACCCGAGCGTGCGCACAGTGGATGTGCTCGATGGCTCGCAGCAGGTGCGCATTTGCGGGCGGGTGGTGTACGGGTGGAACGGGAGGCGCTTCTAGCCATGAGCGTGCTTCATTTCATGTACACCGACGCCGCGGGCGAATCCACGCTTCGCGCGGTATCCAACTGGACCGAGGAAGGCCATTACATCGTTGGCAACTGCGCAGCTGCCGGTGGCGCCCCTCGGACGTTTCGCAAGGACCGCATATCCCGTTACCTTGACGGTTGCGAGGTGGCGCTCGCAACACCGTTTGCCGGCCCGCCTCCCAAGCTCTCTCGCACCCTCCCACAAGACAGCCGGCCCCATATCCTTTTCACCGGCTTTCCTGCCGCCTTGCGCTCGGAGCTTGAACAGCAATGCGCTGCAGCAGGTCTCAAGGTGGTGAAGACCGTCACGCAGCAGCTAGCTTTTCTTTGCGCTGGCCCTAATGCCGGCCCTGCCAAGCTGGCGAATGCTCGCGCACAGGGGGCGTTCATCGTCTTCGAGCCAGATCTCCCCGAGCTGCTCGAATCTGGCGTTCTGCCGGATCACATCGCGGACTAGCTTCTATGCAGCTCGCCCGCCTGGCCCTATTGCTCGCGCTGGTCAGCAGTCGGCCTGGTAGCTGCGGAACACGTTTTCCGATGCGTTGCATGCGCCGCACACGCGCCCCGTGTCTGGCTGCACGCGCACGGCCTTGTCATCCCACAGCGCAATGAGCCCCGGCGCTTTGACGTTGGTCACCTCAAGCTGCGGAAGATCGTTGTCGCTCAGCCATTTTTTAACAGCTGCCGCTCCCACTGCTGTATGCGCGCGCACGGTGAAGATGCGCACTTCAAAGCCCTGCGCCCGCCAGCGTCTCACGCGATCCCACATGGCGCTTATCGGCGCTCCAATGCCGTTCGTCACCCGTGTTGCCAAGGTGCCGTCAAGGTCTACCGCAATCCATTCTTTTGCCATGCGCGCATCTTCCCTCCGAAGGGTCTGTTCTTTCGGTGCGCTTGTTGTGTATGGCGCAGCCACTTCCGTACCTGCCAGATATGCAGGAGTCCGGAGTTCTTCCCGACCGGATCGTCGATTGATCCATGCCGCACGTGATGCTGGCTTTTTCACGAAGAGAGGGTGCCCATGAACAGAAAGATCGTAGGCGGCGTTATTGCCGCATCCCTTTGCGCTGCAGCTCTGCTCTATGCGTCACCGTACCTCACGCTGCACCAAATTCGCGGTGCCATTGAGCGCAAGGATGCCGATGCGGTGTCGGAATACGTGGACTTCCCCGCGCTGCGCGAGAGTGTGAAGGCCCAAATGCTGGTGCGCATGCAGTCCGAGATGGACAAGCCCGAAATGAAGGGCAACCCCTTCGCGGGCTTCGGCCAAGTGCTGGCCATGGGCCTGGTCAACCAGTTCACCGAAACCCTGGTGTCGCCTGCCGGCGTGATGCTGATGCTGGAAAACGGAAAGCCGGGCAAGCCCTCCGACGTGGCTGCCGCGGGGATTGGCGTCGGCGCCAGTGAGCCCGGCAAGCCCCGCAAGGACTTCGCGGTTGACTATCAGGGCTGGTCCAAAGTGCTTGTCCACCCCAAAGGGGAACAGGGCGGCTTCATCTTCAAGCGCGACGGTCTTCTCAGCTGGAAGCTGGTTGGCGTACGCATGGATGACCTGAAGTAACCGTGCTTACTCGGCTACAGCCCGCGCATCATCACCCCCGCCGCGCTCCATCTCCAGCTTGGTTGTGAACCCGCCGTCGCCCAGCGTGTGCGTGGCGGTCTTGACAAGCCAGTCGGTGCCATCGATCTGCGGCTTGAACCCGGCCACCGTGATCGGCGCCTGGGGTGTGATGTCTGGCCTGCCCAGGGCCAGCGTCAGCTCGAAGGTGGCCTTGCCGCGCTCCATGCGCTGCAGCTCGGCCCGGGCGGCGGCCATAGTAGATTGCGAAATTAGAAGGAAAAGTCCATGCCAAAAAAAGACACCGCAGCAAAGCCAGAGGTTTCTGATATGCAGCAACAGTCTTCCGTGCAAATGCTGGAGATCGGAAGGCTGGCTCTTGATTCTGCCAATCCGCGCCTTCCTGAGGCTGTAGAGCGTGATGAGCCATCGATGATGGCCTTCATCGCCGAATCGACAGCCATCGAGGACTTGATGCAAGCGATTGGGCAAAACGGCTTCTTCGAAGGGGAGCCAGTGGTGGCAGTCAGGGAAGGCGGTGAATATGTAATTGTTGAAGGCAACCGCCGATTGACGGCGGTCCGGCTTCTAAATAATCCCTATGTAATAGAAAAGCCATCTGCGCGGATCGTCAGTATTTCAAACGATGCGCAGTATAAACCCGCTGCAATTCCTGTAATCGTAAGGGAAACCCGCGCAGAAGTTCTGCCATACCTCGGCTTTAGGCACATTACAGGAGTCAAGCAGTGGGAGCCGCTGGCAAAGGCCCGTTATATCGAGCAAATATTCAATAGCACAGATAATTCGCTTCCGCCAGATGCCCGGTATGCGCAGGTTGCCAAAACTATAGGCAGCCGGAAAGACCATATACGCCGCAATCTTGATGCCTTGGCTGTGTATAGACACATCAAAGAGAACGATTTTTTTAACATTCCCGACCTGTCTGAGAGAACCATTAGGTTCGCTGTGCTTTCAACTGCAATAGCGGACGAGCGCATAGGCGCGTATGTCGGGGCCTCGGAGGCGGCCAACTCGGCAGCAAACGAAGACGAAGATTTTATCCCTACGAACCCCATTATCGAACCCGGGGCGCTGAAAAAACAGCATATCAAGGAGCTAGCGGAGTGGCTCTACAAAACCGATGAAAAAGGCGCAACCCGGGTTGGGGAAAGTAGAAATTTAAGACAGCTGTCAGCTGTTGTTTCTACGCCAAAAGCTTTGGAGGCATTCAAATCTGGCAGCACTCTTTCTTACGCCTACAGGATAACCAAGGGAGCAAGTGAGGAGCTCAAAGAACTACTATACGAAGCAGAAAATGTGCTTACGCGAGCTGTGGGCTTCGTTGCAAATGTCAGCTATGACATGGAGCTATATGAAATAGCGAAGCAGCTGCGCGAAAAAATTGTCCTTATCGGAAAAACCCTTAAAGACAAGCAGATTTCTAGCGATGACTTTTAAGATTGGCCCTGTTCATAGAAACGTCCCTCATTTACTAGCAGACTTGGTCGAATTGTTGCTAGTAGTGGGCTATGACAAAATGACCCATATCGCAAGGCAGAGCGCAGAGGCCATCGTCATGGCTTCTGAAACTCACCCTGAAGAGCTCGACGAGCAGGAAGCCGAAAGCTCAGGTGCAGAATCAGACGCTGAGAAGCACGACTTCTCTTTCATCGCGATGGATGACGTGTGGAAAGTACTGCAGTACCGGGATAAATTCTTCGGAGAGAATTACCCCTTTGATATTGATGGCGACTCAATAAGGCCAGCATTGGAGTTGTCAGAAGGTGGCAGGCTCTACCGGTTCCTTTTGGCGTGCTCCCGGCTGAAATCTTTTTCAAGACAGCAGCGTTACGAATGGGCTAGAGGGTTCGCCACGCTAAGCGCCTTTTCTCTAAAGCAGGGGATGCCCGAAGCAGCGCTTGTCAGAATCTTCGATGCAAATTCTGACGACCGAAAGAGCTATTACACGACTGATCTGCGCCAGGCATTGGAAATTTTGGGAGATGATCTCCACGCATTCTTTGTTAATAAATCCGAGTGTCAAAAAATCCACCCTTCCGGAGATGCCTCGCTAGACATAGTCGGCATCTACCCATTTTTAGATGGTGCGTCCGGGACAATCGCGATATTGGGACAATGCGCCGCAAGAGAAACAGAATGGCCCTCTAAAAGATTTGAGGGAAGCCCCGCAACACTAAGCACCTACTTTACTCTCACAAGTACGCCTCAGCACGTAACGTTCATCCCTCTAAGCTTCCGTCTTTCCACTGGCGGTTGGGTGGATGCAAGCAAAGTTACCGGCACGTTAGTTATTGACCGGGGACGGATGCTTAGCCTCTCGTTGCGTTCTAAAAGTCTAACGCAAATAATTGACTCGGAGTGGTTCAAGAAGTTCGAGGCAGCAATAAATATAACTGTTGCATAAGTATCACCAGATATCCGGAAGCATCCTAGCAACCGCTTCAAATAGTGGAGGCGGCACAGCATTCCCGGCAACTTTATATTTCATATCTAGGCTGCCAGCTTCTGTTTCTGGAAATTCGAAGCCCTTCGCAAATCCCTGCAGGCGTGCGGCCTCGCGATAAGTAAACCGGCGTGCGGGACTGTCTGTCTCAAACCGCCATTCGTTGTGCTGCACCTTGACCATCGCCGGGCTGATGGGGTGCAGCGGCATGTGCCTTGGGTTGGCCACAATGGTTCGGGAAGTCTCGTCCCAGCCGTTGCGTCGGTCGCGCGACATGTAATACCAGTGGAAATCCTTTGTATAGAACTCGCCTTCCGGCCATTCGGGCAGGTCGCCGATGGCGTCGCGGATAGTCACAGTCGGCCTGTCCCTCCCTTCGCCGTGTGTGGGGACAGGGAACTCGTAGCGCGCGCCCATATCGCTGCGTATGCCGACAATGAAAATGCGCCTGCGCTCTTGCGCCACGCCGAAGTCGGCTGCGTTCAGCACTTCCGCCTTGACCTCGTAGCCTGCTGCCGTGAATACCTTGATTTGATCTTCTAGCAAATGCCGGAAGTTCTTGCGCACCATGCCGGAGACGTTTTCGACGATAAAAGCCTTGGGCCTAACAAGGCTGAGCGCCCTGGCAAACTCCAGGTACAGCTTGTTGATCTTGGCGTCCGGGTTGCGCACACCTCCCTGGCTGAAGCCCTGGCAGGGGTAGCAGCCGGCAAGCAGGTCAGCCTTGGGGAAGTGGCGGATTTTTGACACATCCTTGACCTGGTAGTCGGTCTCCGGATGGTTGGCCAAGTACACATCCCGCGCATAGGGCAGGATGTCGTTGGTCATGACCACTTCGAACCCTGCAGCCAGAATTCCGGCGTCGGACCCGCCGCAGCCTGTGAAAAGAGAGATCGCTTTCATGATGGTTCTTTGCGCAAGGCGGCAGTTTAGCGGTCCAATGCCGCCCTGGCCATAGGCAAAAGCGGTTTCCCGCAGCCTGAACGCTTCTGCGCAGGACACCCGTCGGCGATGTACTCTTGGCGCGATGGACACGCTCAGCCCAGATGCCCGCAGCCGCTTGATGTCCCGGATCAAAGGGAAGAACACCAAGCCCGAGATGGCGGTGCGCTCGGCGGCGCACAGCCTGGGCCTGCGCTTCCGCCTGCACGACAAGCACCTACCTGGCTGCCCGGACCTCGTGCTGCCAAAGCATCGCACCGTCATCTTCGTGCATGGCTGCTTCTGGCACCGCCATGGCTGCAAGCTGGCATCCAACCCAAAGAGCCGGCAGGACTACTGGGGCCCTAAGTTCGAGCGCAATGTGCGGCGCGATGCCGAGCACCGCGCGGCTCTGGAGGCCGCAGGCTGGCGCGTAGCTGTGATCTGGGAGTGCGAAGCAAGGGCGCCGGATGCGCTACAGGCCAGGCTCATCGAACTGTTCGGCTTGCGCTGCGGCTCCTAGGCGGGCGGCCTGCGCTCCGTGCGCCTGGCGGGCGCATCGCCATCCACTCCGCGCCTCTCCATCTCCATGCGCGTGGTCAGCCCGTTGTCATCCAGGCTGTGCTCCACCGTCTTGCACAGCCAGTCGGTCCCGTCGATCTCGGGCTTGAAGCCGCGCACGTTGACCGGCGTCTGCACCATCAGCGCGGGCTGGCCGACAGCCAGGGTGATCTCCAGCGTGGCGGCGCCGCGCTCGATGCGGCCCAGCTCGGCCTCGGCGGCGGCCATGGCGTCGTCTTCAGTGGCGTAGCTGTCGCGCAGGGTTTTCAGGTTGTCCTCGGTGCCAGCGATGGCGCCTTTCTTCTCGGCTGCGCCAGGGTCATGCCATAGGGCGCGCACGCCGGTATAGCTGTCGCGCGCGGCGGCGTGGTAGCGGTGGCGGTCGCCAGCGGCGCGGGTCAGCACGGTGGCGTCCAGCTCTTCGCTGCTGGCGGTGCGGGTGCTGCCGATGGGCAGGAACACCAGCCGGCCTTTTTTGACGGTGGCCACGGCATCGTGCTGGCGGCCCAGGCGGGTCAGGAAGTGCACGTCGCTTTCGTTCGTCTGATCGACGTGCGGCACTGGGATGTTGGCCAGGCTGGCGTCCACCTTGGATTGCAGGCCATTCTTGGCGGCGATGCCCTGCACGATCTGGCCCAGCGTGGCCTGGTGCCAGCTTTGCGTAGCGCGCTGGCGCAGGGTTGCGCGCAGCTCGGCGCTGCGGCAGCGCAGCTGCACCACGTCGGGGACGCCGCTGTGCTCGATCTCGTCAACCAGGTACGTGCCCTTGTCCACCATGCCCGTGTGGCGGTAGCCCAGGTGCAAGGCGACGGTGGCGCCCACGGGCGGCAAGGCCAAGTTGCCGGTGGAATCGTCCAGGGTGATGTCCAGCTGATCGGCCTCTTCGCCGCGGCTTTCGCGCAGGGTCAGGCGCATCAGCAGCGGGCGCACGGTCTGCGAAATATCCCGGCCGTTGACCTCCAGCCGGTATTGCACCTGCCGGTACTCGGTGCCGGCGTCGTGCAGGTCCACGGCCATCACATCCACCAATCCCAGTCGTCGCCGGTCCACCAGTCGCCCCAGTCGTCGCCGCCATCGGTGCCGCCGCCGGGGTCGGCCAGGGCATCGTCCACGCGCGCCAGCGACACGGTGAACTCGACGCGGCGGGCCACGCCCTCGCGCACGAAGATGGAGCCCGTTTCCTCCACGTTCTCGATCACCCAGGCGCCGAAGGCCTCGCCGGCGCCGTTGACCAGGGCGTAGGCCTTGCCCTGGCCGGCCATGTCGCGCAGGCGGTCCAGCGCGCGGCGGTCGCCCATGAATTCGGGTGCCTGCAGGCCGCTCAGCGTGATGGTTTCGTCGCCCGGTCCCACGTACTGGCGCGCCGGCCTGGCGCCCACGCGGCTGTTGCTGGGGTGGCGCCAGCTGCTGGCGCGGCGCAGGTCCTGGTAGGCGAGGGTATCGAGGGCAAAAACAAACTGCCCCAGGGCGGCCATCATGGTGGGCGGTCCTTTCAGTCGATATCGGCCAGGGCGCTGTAGCGGCGGGATGCACGCTCGCGCTCGCGACGGTCCAGCTCGGCGGATACGGCGCGGGCGATGGCCTGGGCGTCCATGCCTGGCGCGGCGTTGACGGTGATCTGGTAGGTGCTGCCGCCCATGGTCGGCGCCGCAGCTGCTGGTGCGCCCACGGCGGCCATGGGTGCCATGGTGGCCGTGACCATGCCCAGGGCGGCGGCGCGCACCATGCCGCTGCCGCGCTGCATGCCAATGGCGGCCCCCTCGGTCACATGCTCGCCCAGCCGCATGAACACGCGGCTCGGGCTGTGGATGCCCAGCTGTTGCTTGAACCAGTCGATTGAATCGCCGGCGGCCATGCTGATGGCGTCACGCACGGCGGTGATGCGGCTTGTGATGCCGTTGGCCATGCCCTGCACGATTGCGGCGCCGGCCTCGAAGAACTGGGCACCCAGGCCCCACACATACTGCGCAGCGCCCGACACGGCGGCGCCTATGTCTTGCATCAGCAGCTTGAAGCCGCCCACCACGTCCTGCCAGCGCGAGTACAGCATGTAGCCCGCCGCAGCCAGCAGGCCGATGGCCAGCACGATGGGATTGGCGATCAGGAACGCCGCCAGCACCCGCATGCCGCCCAGCAGCAGGCCGGCGCCCGCGCGCAGGAGCGTGAACGCCCGCCCCAACATGAATCCCGCGCGGTACAGCAGGCCCATGGCCGGCGCGGCAGCCTGGGCGGCGATGCGCGCGGCGGCCAGGTTGAGCAGCCAGCGGCCCAGCAGAAAGCGCGCCATGTGCAGCGGCCCCAGCACCGCAACGATTCCGATCACCAACGCGCCCATGGCAGACAGCAGCGCCGCCGTGGCCGCTGCCGTCAGCGCCAGGGCCTTGGTGGCGCGCGGGTTCTTGCGTGCCCAACCGCCCACGGCGTTGGCCAGCTCTGCCAACCAGCGGAGCAGCTGTTTCAACTCGGGCGCGATGGATTTCCCCAGGGCCGCGAGCATGTTAGTGAAGCTGCCATCAGCCGCCTCTGCGGCGTTTCGCAGGGTTTTCAGCTGCTCGTTCACGCGCTGCTGCAGGCTGGCCTGATCGGCCAACTTCTTGGCGGCTTCTTCGTAGCCGTCGATGCCCTTGTTCATCAGGGTGTTGACCACCTGCAGGGTTTCCGCATCGTCGCCAAACAGTTCCTTGATGACGCTGCCGCGCTGCATGGTATTGAGCTTCTGCAGCTTGTTCAGCTGCTTAAACAGCTGCTCGATGCCGCCGAACTCGCCCCGGCCGTCGCTGAAATCCAGCGTGAACCCTCCGCCTGCGGACTTCACGGCGCTGTTGGCCTTGCCCAGCTTCTTGGCGTCCATGCTGGCCTGGAACACCTTGCGGATCGCGTTGCCTGCGGACGCCCCATCCACCATGCCCGCCTGGTTCATCATGACCATCATCGGGCTGAGCGCATTCATCACCTCCATGCCTTTCTTGCGGGTGATGTCCAGCACAGGTGCCAGCTTGGTGAAGCCCGACAGCATGTAGTCGGCATCGGCGCCGGCATAGTGTCCGCGCTGCACCATGTCCAGAACGCCCATCATTTCGGACTCGGTTGCCCGCGTGGCGTCCTGCATCTTCGCGGCCATGGTGGCCGCTTCCTTCGGCACCTTCTTGAGCTGCACGGCCAGGTAGGCAGCCGCCTCGGCCGTTCCGCCCAGGATGGTCTTGTCGCTCAGGCCTTCCTGACTCAGGGCCTGCATCAGCTCGGTAAAATCCTTGGTGTTTCCCGGCAACCTGTCGCCCAGCTTGGTGGAAAGGTCCAGCATCTGCTGCATGGACGCGGGGACGGTGCCATCAGCGCGCATCAGCGATGCGCCCAGTTGCGCCTCTGCATCCTCCGCCGGCATGAAGGCCTTGATGGCGGCCTGCAGCGGTGCGCGCGCCTTGGCGCCGGCCATCTGCAGGCCCACGCCGGTGGCGCCCCATGCGCCCAGCTTCACCATGGCCTTGCTGTGCTTCTCGCGCAGTGTGGCCAGTCGTTCCTCCACCTGGCGCTGCTGTTCTACCTTGTGGCGCTGCGCGTCCAGCTGGGTGTTGGCCGACTTGATGGCGCTGGCCAGCTGCTGCTGGTCCACGCGGGCGTCGCCCCAGCCGCGGTTGGCCATGTCGGCCTGCAGCCGCTTGACGACGGCCAGCTGCTTTTCGTAGTCGGCGGTGAGCTGGCGCACCACGGCCCGGCTGGCGTTTGCGGCCTTCGCCTGCTCCAGCATGCTGCGCGCGTTGTCCAGCTGGTCGCGCTCCTTCTCGAACCGTGCCAGGGCACGCTGCTGGGCTTGCAGCTTCTTGATTGCGGCTTCGGCTTGCCCCACTGCCTGGGCGGTTGCCTTGCTGCCGGCGGCCACAGTGCGCAGTGGGCCGCTGACCTTGTCCACTGCGGCCAGCAAGACCTCCAGCCGGAGTTTGTCAACCATGGCGCGCCCCTTCGGCGCACGGCGCGCCCGCTACGCGGCCTGGTCCTGGTCGCGCCAGCGTGCCCACAGGTACAAGGGCAGCAACAACACGCCCGCGCCCATGCACAGCAGCCACAGCATTGCTGCGGCCCAGGCGATGTACATGATGGCGTCGAACATGGTGGTGCATGTTATCGCGTCCTCTCAGGCGGTGCGTTCAGGGCGTTGTGGCGCTCGACGGCCAGGTGGCGCCACTGCATCAGCTCGCCCAGCTCCATCGGGTGCATGGTCTCTGGCGTCCAGTGCAGCAGCATGGCCACGTCGGCCATGGCTTCCTCTACTCGGCCAGGGATTCCATGGCCGCCTTCGGCACCAAAAAACCGGCCACCTCCACGCTGCAGGCCACCAGGTCGGCAGGGTCCATTTCGTCCACCTCGTGCTTTGCCAGGGTGGGCGCGGTGATGCGCGGCAGCAGCGTTGCCACGGCGTCGGCCTTCATGGTCAGCAGGTCGGCCAGGGCCAGTCCGCGCAGGTCGCCGGTGCGCGGCTTCATGAGCTGCAGCCGCGTGATGGTCTCGCCCTTGCGCACGATGGCCTCCTGCAGCGAGACCGAGACGGCCGGGCGGCCGTTGACGCGTCCGCCGGCGGGCTGCACAGCCGTGGTTTCCTGGTTTTCGTTCATTGGGTTGATCCTTCGCTTTGGGAATGAAAAAAGCGGCCGGCCCAGTCAAGGGCGCGCGCCGCTGAAGAGCCGTTGGCGCCCCCGTGCGCTTCCCGGCCTACTGGAGACCTCTCGCTTTAGATACCCAGGGCGGCGCGCGTGCTGGCCAGGTTGTCCTGGCCGCCCACGCTCTCGACCATGTTCACCAGGTCGATCTCGATCTCCACCTGCCCGTCCACCACTTCCTTGTAGTAGCTCAAGGAGTATTTGTAGGTGCGCTCGGTGGCGTCGCCGGCCTTGGCGCTGCCGGGGTCGCGCTCGGTGAGGCGGCCGCGCATGACCACCTCCACGGGGATGACGGCTTCGCTGTCGTCGGCCTGGATGGCGCCGGCGAAGCGGATCAGCACGGCGTCATGCGTGGCGGCGCCCCACTTGGCCACCAGGCCGCCGATCCAGCCGGCGGCCTTGATTTCGGCCTCCATCTTTTCCTGGCCGAAGTCCAGCTCGATGGGGCCGTTCATGCCGCCGCCGCGGTATTCCTCCAGTTTGCGCGACAGGGTGGGCAAAGTGACTTCGGGCACCTCGCCCATGTAGTTGGTGCCGTCCACGAAGGCGGCGAAGGCTTTGAGTTTGCGCGGCAGGGCCATGGCGTTGTCCTAGGGTTGTGCTGTCAGGGGTGGGCGGCAGCGCGCGTTATTGGCCGGTGGCCACGCGGATGGCCCAGTCGGCGTAGTAGCGGTCGGTGATGCGCTGGCGAAAGCCCAGGTCTTCCAGCGGTGGCAGCGGCGTGTAGTCGTAGTCGATGGTGAGCTTGCCGCTTTTCAGCAGCTCGGTGGTGTTCACCTCGTAGTCGATCCAGGCCTTGCCATCGAGGATGTAGCCGCCGGCTTTCAGGCTGCGCATGCGGGCGTTGATGCCCTCCAGGATGTCTTTGACCAGGGCGGGGGTCAGCGGCTTGTCGATGAACGAGAAATGCCCCTCGGCCATGGTATCGGCCAGCACGTGCGCAGTACGCGTGGCGGTCTCAAAGCTGAAGGCCTCGTCGGCGCTGCAGGTGCGGTTGCCCCAGAAGCGAAAGCCTTGCCTGCGGATCAGCGTGGTAACGCGCCCTTCGTTGAGCAGCGTGGCATCGCTGGCCGGGCTTTGCAGATCGAAGAACACGTCGCGGCTGATGCCGGTAGGGCCATTGACGGGCACGTTCGACAGGCTCTTGTGCCAGCCCTGGGCCTGGTCGATGGCGGCGCGCAGGCCCAGGGCATAGGCCACGGCCGGAGCCTGCACCACGGCGTTGTCGGCAGTGCTCCAGCGGGTGAAGTCGGGCCAGATGACCATCGTCTCGCGCTTGCCGAAAGCCCGGGCATAGTCCAGCGCAGCGCTCACGTCCTGTGCGCCATGCGCGGCCACGTAGGCCATGGCACGCAGCTGTTCGGCCACGCTGGTGAGGGCCTGCGCCACAGGCGCAGTGTCCAGGCCCGGCGCGCCCAGGATGCGGGGCTTGACACCCAGCTGCTGCTCAGCTGCCAGCAGCGCCTGGATGCCGGAACGCTGCCCGTCCGCATAGCCGCCGATGGCCTTGCTGGCTTGGTCGGCAGCCTTCTCGTCGGCGTCGGCGCCCACGCCTTCGGGCACGCGCACGATGACCAGCACTGGCCGCGCATTTTGCGCAATGCAGGCCAGCGCGGGGCCCAGCGTGCCCAACGTGCCTGCCTTGGCCTGGGCCTTGTCGATACTGGTGAACAGCACCGGCCGATTGAGCGGATAGGCGTCCGCGTCGGCGTCGCTGCCGGTAGCCACCAGGCCAATCACGGCCGTGGAGACGATGCGCAGCGTGCTGGTGCCTTCGGTGAGCTCGGTGACGCGCACGCCGTGGTGGAAGTCTGCAATTGCCATGGGCTGTCCTCTGATGCGGTAAAGGCCGCACTCGATGCGCGGATGGCCCATGGTGCTTTTGCACGCAGACAAAAGCCAGCAGCGCGCGCTGTGGCTGCGCCCGCCAGTGGCGCCGGGCGGAGCGCCGCTCAGCGCAGCGTGCCGGTGAGGATCTCCAGGCGACGCGCTTCGCTGATGTGGCCCTGGTCCTGCAGGTGCTGCAGGGCCTCCTGCGTGGACTGCAGCGCCAGGTCGACAAAGTTCAGGCGCGGGTCATCGACCAGCGCGAAGAAGTCATCGATGGCTTCGTCCTCGGTGCGTGCGGCCTTGATGGCGATGCGCTCGGCCAGGGTGAACAGCAGCTTGAACTCGACCGGCGAGACCTGGGGATAAGGTGAGGCTCCAGGGGATGGGACAAGCCCGGGGGGCTGGGGCTGCCATTGGCCATCCACCAGGTGCCACTGGGGCTGCACTTCGGGCGGCACGGCAGTGAACTGGGCCGCCAGTTCAGGGTGGAAGCAGTCGCCCAGGGCAAAGCCTTGGGGCGGCGTGAACACCTCCGCTGCCACGCTGTCGATGATGCGAGCGTATTTTTCCATGCTATTACCACTCCACAATCAAGAGGCCATCGGCGCCACAGCCGAACAAGCTGTTCGCAGAGCTGCCACCCCCGCCGCCGGGGAATCCGCCCGCGCCTGAATTTTGGATGTTGTTGCTGCCCATCGCGCCGCCGCCGCCGCCGTTCCAGCCAGCCGAGGCACTGGCCTCTTGGTTGCTGCCCGCGCCGCCGCCGCCGGTGCCGATGTAGTCCACCGCGTCTGGCACGGCGCTGGTGCCCTGGTCGATGCCCCGGCCCGCGCCCACTCCCTGCGACAGCGCTCCAAACCCACCCAGCCCACTGCCGCCGCTACCGCCGAAATGCCCTCCTCCGCCGGAGGCACCGCTCGCGCCGCCGGGCGCGCCAGGGCCAAAGAGATTCGCTGCTCCACCGCCTCCATAGGTGCTCTGCGTTCCGGAGATGTACCCGCCACGGCCGCCGCTGTGGTTCACATCGCCGCCGGAGCCGCCTCCGCCGGCCCCGCCCGCTTGGCCCCCGACACCCTGCCCGCCAGCGCCCCCACCCGCCGATGCATGTGCTCCAAAGGACGTGCTGCCGCCAGCCTCGGCCTGGCTCTTTCCGCCTGTGCCCACTGTCACGGCGATGGCTGCGCCAGGCGTGACTGCACATACTTTCATGGCGAATGCGCCGCCTCCGCCTCCGGTGCCGGCGCCTGCGCCGCCCGCGCCCCACATACGCACTCGCACGGCGTTGACGCCTGCCGGCACTACGAAGGTGCCGCTCTGCCCGAACACCGCCACCCGGCCCTGGCCGAAGACCCCTGTAATGGGGTTGCGAGCGCCGCTGCCGATGCCATTCTCGGCGCCTGCGCTCCCTGCATTCAAGTTGCGTCCCATGTGCTGCTCCTTTCAGTTGCGCCCTCTCAGACGCTTTCCTCGAACCCCATCACGCGTGCTGAAATTCCGGCCGCGGCTGCGTGCACGATGACTCGTTCGCCCGCGCTGGCAACCAGCCCGGTGCGCTCCAGCACGTCATGGGGCTGTATTTCCGCCTCGTGCTCGATGTAGTCGGCATTGCCCGGCGTAGCGGCCGTGCCGATGGACAGGCTTACCTTGATGGCGCCCGCGGTGCGGTTGCACAGATTCACATTCATGGTGGCTACCGTGCCGGCAGGCACCGCATACAGCGTCACGTGGGTGGCGGCGGCGCAGTCGGCCGCGCCCAGTTTTCCGTTGGCCATGGCTGGCGTCTCCTTTACATGCCTGAGGCGTGGAAGTACCGCAGCGCCCGCGCGCCCCGGAGGGCGGCCAACGCATCGGCGGTTGAAAGTTGTCCGGCGCGCACGTAGCGCTCGTCTCCTTCGGGCTCGGTCAGATACTGCGGATGGGGGTCAGCATGCGCCAGGTGTCCGACCAGCTGCTCGCCGGTGGCGTACTGCGGGTGCGGGTCGGCCTGTGCGCGGTGCGCGGACAGAGCGTTGGCGATGGATTGGTTGGTTGCCACCGCCACGGATGGATCCACGGTGAGCGTCACCGCGGCGGCGCTGGAGACCTCCACCACCATGCGTATGTTCAGATCGCGGCTGGCGTTCTCTGTCTCCAGCACAGGCTTATAGGTTTCGGGGAAGCTGCCGTGCGCAAGCAGCCGCGGGCTGCCGGGGCCCACGCCTCCCAGCAGGCCGATCTCACGCACTGTCCAGCCGCCGATCGTGGCGGGCACAACGGCTTCCACGATGATCCAGCTGGGGTTTTCGGCATGCTGCGTCACGCTGCTGACCGGCACGCGCGCCACCTGGCGCACCAATGCCGTGGCGCCTTGCGCCGGCGCAACCGGCGCGCCTGCGCCATCTCCCAGGGCGATGTGGGTGAAGGGCACGGTGGCGCCTGTGGCCTGGGCATTGGCGATCGCCGCCGCGCCCTGGTGGGTGAGGATGGTGTAGTAGCTCATGCGTCAGGCCCTCGGCCCCCTCGGGTGAACGGTGGTGGTGTCCCAGCTTTGCAGGGCGATGCCGTAGCGCTGCGCCGCGCGCGGTGCCTGCAGCTGCGTGACGGCGTAGGGCAGCACTTCGGTGGTCTCGCCCGAGAAGGCGGCAATGCCGTAGCGCACCAGCGCCTCGGTACGCGCCACCAGCGTGAGCGTGAAGTGGCTGCGCACAGGCTTGGCAGCAGCCACCTGGCGCTCGATGCCGTTCAGCGCCTCTTCGGTGATGCCCCGCTCTTTCAGCTCCACCTGCACGCGGAACGTGTGCGGGGCTGCCGGCGGCTGCTCTTGCCACCACTCCACCAGGCGGGCGGACGCATCGGCCGCGCGCAGTGCCTGACGCACGGCGGCCACGGTACCTTTGGCACGGTGCACTGCATAGGACGCGGCGATGGCTGCCCGTTTCTGAGGCTCGCTCCAGGCATCGTCCCAGGCATCCACCGAGAACGCCCAGGCCAGCCACGGCAGCAGGGGGGCTGGACAGGCGGCAGGACTCCACAGCTCGCGCAGAGGCACGGACAGCGCATCCAGGCGGGCGCCGCCGGCCTCGAGCGCATGCTCGAGCGCTGTGGTGCCCGGCGGCAGGAGCGTGCGCGCGATCGCTGTCATAGCTGCCCGAAGAAGTAGCGCTGGCCCCTGTCCCGGGCACCGGCAGGCTGGCCGCCCACGGGCGTACCCTCGTAGGCCACCACGGCGCCGCTGTCGAGCTTGGCAAACAGGCGTCCGTCGGCCGTGTTGACCGCCAGCTCGCCAGGCACAAGCTGCACCGCCTGCGGCACCTTGCCGGGCGTGGCGCTGCGCTTGAGCCTGAAGGTATTGGCCATGGCTCAGAACGTGCCTCCATCGAAGGTGATGCCGTCGATGCTGCCGCCGGTGATGGCCACCGCGTTAGCAGCCTGCAGTGCCAGCGTTTTGAGCCCCAGGTTCGTGCGCGCCGCAGCTGCGTCCTGCAGGTCGGCGAGGTTCTGCGCCCGGGCCAGCTTGGAGCCCAGCTGGGCCGCCATGGTGGCGGCGAAGTTGGCGTCGTTGCCAAGCGCGTCCGCCAACTCCTTCAGGGTGTCGAGCGCCTCGCCGGCGCCGCCTACCAAAGCAGCGAGCGCGGCCTTGACAAACGCGGTGGTGGCCAGCTGGGTGTTGTTGGCGCCCGGCGCAGCTGTGGGCGCGGTGGGGGAGCCGGTGAGCGCGGGCGAGTCCAGCGGCGCGAAAGCGCCCGGCCCCGCAATGGGGATGGCCTGCGAGGCAGAGCCGCCTGTGCCGCCTGTGCCCAGGCCGTAGTACAGCACCTTGTCCTGCTCGTTGAAAGCCAGCTCGGCGTTCTCCAGCCGTGCGGGCGCCCCGGGCGCGCCGCCGGCAGCACGGCGCTTGATGCGGATAGTGTTGGCCATGTCAGAAATTCCCTCCGTCGTAGATCTGGTGGCGCTGCGTGCGCGTGGGCACGATGTGGCCTTCGGGGGCCACCTCCAGCACATCGCCTGGCTGGGCGTTTTGCATGTCGATGTAGGGGCCGACGACGGCGCCGGTCACGGCCTCCACTACGGAGTCGGCAGGCAGGACAATGACCTGCAGCTGCCCTGTCACCGCGTCACCCCATCGCTGACCACCACCGGCCCTTCGATCAGGCGGCGCGTCTCGGCCCCGGCGATCAGCACCAGGTCATATACCGCCGCCTGCCAGCCAAAGGTGGCCGTGACGGAGGCGGCGATCTGCAGTCGCAGCAGTCCCTGCGCCGCATCGAGCACCTGGATGCGGCCGTTGCCTGTGTGCAGCTCCAGCCAGATGTCCTGGGAATCCTTGGCTGGGCGGATTTGCATGCGGGGCACCTGTCCGCTGATGTTGTGCGGCTGCGTGCCATCGCCTACGGGCGTCCTCACTTGCAGGTCCAGCCGGAAGGTGGCGTAGCGCTCGATGAGCAGGGGCAAGGCGGCCGCGCTCATGGCGTGGCCCTTTGCACGGCGATGGAGTAGCCGGTGCAGTGCGCGGCCTCGGTGGGCCCCGCCAGCACATCGGCCAGCGGCTGCGCCAGGGCCACGCGCACCACGCCGGGCTGGTGCAGCGCTGCGTAGAGGGCCGACAGCGCCAGGTTCTGTCCGATGCTGCCGCGGCTGGCCAGCAGCCGCTCCAGCGCCGCAATGGCGGCGTCGCGCACAACAGCGTGATCGGGCCCGTCCTGCACGTACAGCGTGGCATCCACAGCGAACGGCACGGCGGTGGCCGCACGTACCACCACCACGTCGGTGAGCGGGCGAACGGCGTCGGCATTCAACGCGCGGGCCACCGCATCAAGCACGGGCTGGGGCGTGGCGCCATGGCTGGCGCGCGCAAGCACCGTCACCGCCACCATGCCGGGCAGGGGCATGCTCAGGCCGGCGCTGTGCTCGACCTGCAAGGCGATGACGCCGGCGGGCAGCTGCGCGGCCAGGGCTGGCTCCAGCACGGCCGGGCCGAAGCGTGGCGCATCCACGGCGACGTCGCGCACGCGGGCGTCGGCGCCGAGCGCATGGAATACGTAGGCGCCCTGTGGGCCAGCGGTGCTGAAGCCCTCCATGGCCATCTGGATGCGCCGGCGCAAGCTGGCATCGTCCTCATGCGCCGGCTGCCGCGGCGGGCTCGCCTGCGCGTCGCCCGCATCCACCAGCAGGCGCTGCACGCCGAAGTTGGCGCCAAGCTGCTCCAGGTCGGCGCCGCCGGCGTAGGCGAGCATGACGCCGTGTGCGGCGTCGTTGATGCGCGCGCGCAGCAGGAGCTCGCGCCAGGCCCACGCCTGCAGCAGCTTGACGATGGGGTCGGACTCCAGCGTCAGTATTCTGTCGATGGCTGGCAGGTGCGCCCGCAGGCGTTCAGCCAGCTCGGCCTTGGTTTGCGCCAGAAGCGCCTCGTAGTCGAGCGGCTCGACAACTTGCGGGGCAGGCAGCGCGGACAGGTCGATCATGCGCTGCCTCCGCCCGGACCCGGGCTTGCGCCCAGCAGCACCGCCATGGCCAGCGGCGCCGGCTCACGCCTCGCGCCGCCGGTGTAGCGGCCGTCGATGTGCACCGTGGCGCGACCGGGGCGCATGGGGTCGCGCTCGATGCCGATCTTCTCCAGGGTCAGCCTCGGCTCCCAGCGCATCAGCGCCGAGGCGATGGCCGAGAACACCCGTGTCTGCGTGGCCAGGCTGTCGGGCTGGTCGATCAAGGCAGGCACCAGGCTGCCGTATTCGCGCCGCATGACGCGGCTGCCGATGGGCGTGGACAGGATGTCGGCCACGCTCTGGCGCAGGTGGGCCATAGCGTCGATGCGCCCGCCAGTGGCACGGTCCATCATTGTGGCGCCCCCGACAAGTCGGCGCCGCTGCGCACTTTGCCATGCTTGTGGAGCATCAGGCTGATGCCGTCCGCGATCACGTCCACATTGCTAGTGACCTTGCCACCGCCGATGTGTACCGTCGCGCCGCCGGCGCTCAATGTGATGCTGTCCGGTTCCATGGCGATGCTGCATCCATCGCCGACTTCCAGCCGGATGGCCCGGTCCAGGTGGATAGTGCGCCGGCCTTCGCGGTACTCGGCCCAGTTGTTCGCGCTCCACTGGATGCGGTCCACGCCTGGCTCATCAGCGGGTGCGTCCATGGCGTCGCTGTATACGCCCAGCAATACCAAGCCCTGCCCGAGGTCGCCGCCTGGGGAGATCACCAGGCACTGCTCGCCCACGGCGGGCGGCCACCAAGTGCAGCCCTGCTGTCCGCCAGCGCGCCCGGCCAGCCAGGGCAGCCAGCCGGTGGTGTTGCCGCCCAGCTTGACGCGACAGCGTGCCGGCGCGGCGTGGCGCACGGCGGCGACGGTGCCCAGGCGCGCGATGTTCTCCAGCCGGCGCGTGGCTTCCTGGGGCGTGTCGTGTTGCGGGATGGAGCGGAACATGCAGGCATGGTGGCGCCACAGGAGGGCGTGCGCCAGCAGGGGCTGCTGTGGGTGCGCGGGCCACAATTTCTTATGCGGCCAGATGGTCCAGCAGGGCCTGCAGCAGTTGGTCAGCGTCGGGCTGACTGATGCCCAGCAGCTCGCGTGCTGGGTAGGCGTACTGCGGTCCGCCAGGGTTGACGGTGTCGGTTTCGCCGAAATGGTGCACGCGTGCGATGCGCTGGGCGCGGCTGGCGAACTCGACCACGGCAGCGTCGCTGGCGGCGCGAGCCTTGAGGTGCTTGGCGCGCCGCAGCTTGGCGAACATGGGCTGGCGCTGGCGGGCCTGCTGGCGCAGCCGCGGGCGCTGGCTGCGCAGCGTGGCGCTGGGCGCCTTGCGCGGCTGCCAGGGCTGGCCCTCGGGGTCGGTCTGCGCGCGCATGCGCTGGGCGTTGGCGGTGCGCAGGCGCCGGGCCACGTCCACCAGCATGCGGCGGCGCTGCGCGGGCTGCAGCTTGGCCAGCAGCGCGCCGGCCCAGGATTCGAGCGCCAGGAAGTCGGCCATGGTCGGCTACAGCGCGAAGCGCGCGCGCTCGGGCGGCGCGGCGATGTCCCACTCGGCCAGCTTCTGGTCTTTGAGCCACAGCTCCCAGTGCTCGGGCAGGCACTGGCCACCCGGGTGGCAGGGCTCGGCTGGGTGCGTGACGTGGAAGCGTGTAGGGTGCGCCTGATCGGGGCGGACGATGGCGCGCTCGGTGAGCGGCACGCGGATGCCGATGTCCACGGCGGCGGTGTTGAGGTGCTCCACCAAGAATTCGACGCCGCGGTCCTGCGTTGCCGGGCTGTCCAGCAGCTCGGACTGGTGCACGCGCACCCAGGCGAGGATGGGCACGAACAGCGCGTCGGTGTGGCCGGTGTAGTCCAGCACGGTGATGGCGGCGGTGTAGCGGTACTCAAACGACAGGCCGCCGGCCAGGGTGGACACGGCCTGGCCATCGGCGGCCATGACGATCAGGCGCTCGGGGTCGCGTGCCAGCTCGGGCACGGCGGTCTCGATCAGGCGGCGCAGGCTGGGGAGTTTCCACACGGCGATCGGCTCCTATGGCGTGGCGGCGGCCTGGCTCATGGCGCGGGCCGCGTCGTAGGCGCGCTCGCATGCGGTGCCGCGGGCGCGGGCGTCGTCAGCGATTGCCGCCAGCTCACCCGCTCGCGCGTCAGCGCGGCGCTGCAGGTCGGCGAGCACATCGAGGGCGGCGGTGTCTGGCGCGCACTGGCCGGCAGCGGCGCGAGCGAGGGCGGCGCGGCGGTGGCCGGCGATGTAGGCGGCAAGGTCGCGCTGCAGCCCGTCATGAGCAGCGCGAGCAGTGCGAGCGTCAGCAGCAGCAGCGGCAGCGGCGGCCGATGCCTCGGCCCCGATCTTTGCGATTTCGTCACGGTGGTTTACCTCCAGGGTGCGGTAGCGGTCGGTCAGCACGCGGGCCTGCCGCTCATGGGCGGCGCGCTCGGTGTTCAGGGTGGTGATGGCCTGCGCTTCGGCCACCTGGGCATCGGCCAGGCGCAGCGTCTGCGCGAGCAGCAGACCGGCGAGCGCCAGGGCGGCGAGCTGCCAGCCGTAGGCTTTGAGCTGCGCGATCACGGCCAGGCCCTCCACCAGTGCCACCACATGGCGAGCAGGATGGGGTTCATGGCGTGCCTCCCAGGCACTGGGTGCTCTCGCGCTCACGGCGCAGCGTCAGGCCGCGCAGGGGCCGGCCCTGGAACTTGTCCCAGTCCAGGATGGCCCTGCAGGCGCCGGCGTAGTCGCCGGCCAGCAGGCGGCGCACGATGGTGGAGGGGCCTCCGCGCTTGAGTTCGCAGAAGCCGTCTTTCACGCCCGCCTTTCCCGGCCCGACGTTGTAGGCGAGGCTGACGAACGCGTCGAACTCGTGCTGGTGCATGGGCACGGGCGCGCAGCGGCGCACGATGCGCTCGGCCTCGGCGGCGTCGCGCTGCAGCAGGATCAGGCCGCGCACCGGGTCGATGCGCTCGCCCGCCTGCATGGGGCCGGTGGTTTCAGTGCGCGTGCTGCCGAAGCCGCCGGTGGGCACGTCGCCGGGCACCGGCGGGCGGGCCACAGATTCAAACCCTTCGGAGACAGCGATGCCGATGAGGCCAGCAGCTGACAGCGCGAGCACCGCCAGGCGTGCTGTGGTGGGGGTCACTTGCATGCGGCCTCCTCCATTTTTTCGCGCGCCAAGCGCGCCAGACGGTCCTGGCGCTCGACGCGCCATTTCCAGACCAAGTAGGCAGACTGCAGCAGCACGTAGGCGATGGTCAGCGCCGTAGCAGTGTGCGTCATGGTCCAGCCGCGGGCGGCGGCATCTGCCAGGACAGCCACGGGCGGGGCAGCCTTGGCGGCCTCGGCGGCAGCGGTACGGATGGTTGCTTCCTTGCTCATGACGTCAGTCCCAGAGATAGACCATTCGGCGTCCCGGCTCGGGCGCCCTGACCAAGCGCACGGCCAAGCCCTCTGGCAGGTCGGCGGCTACCTGGGCCAAGCTGGGGTTGGCGGCCAGCGTGGCCTCGACATGGCCGGCAGTGGCGCCCAGGTGGCGCCAGGCCAGCGCGTCCAGCGTGTCGTGTGCCTGGGCACGCACGGTGATGGCGGGGGCGGCGCGGGTGGTCATAACAGCTCCGCGATCACGCGCGACTTGCCTTGCAGGTCCGCAATGGCCCATCGCAATTGCTGGTTGAAGCCGTCGATGCGGATCTCCAACGCAGACTGCACGCGCTGCTCCTTGCCTGCGCCCTGGGGCAGCGTGTCCAGATCGCGGTAGGCCTCGGCCAGCTGCGCCTGCACGTGGCTGTAGACGGCGCGGCGGTACTGGCGGGCCTTGACGTTCACGCCCGCGAGCTGCGGCGCCGGCACGTCTGCCAGCTGCGCGTGGCCGGCCGCGAGCTGCTGGGCCTGCCACTCGGCCAGCTCGGCATTGACGGCCCACATGGCGGCCTCAATGGCCAAGTGCAGGCGCTCGGGCGTGGCGGTGCCGTCCAGCCGCAGGTCTTTGCGCAGCTGGGCAGGGTCGATGTCCGGCCAGAAGTCGTCATTGACCACCGCCGGCTCAATGCCGGCGGCTGGCGGGTTTGCGGTTGCGAGGAACGACATGGGCGTGGGCTGGTGGCGGTGGCGGTGGCGGGTGTGGCGGTGGCCCAGGGCGAGGCAGGCGGGTGCACGGGGTGCGGTCTGCTGCCCTGGGGCCGCCACGGCGCGGGGTGCGCTCGGGTTGCAGCGGGTGGTGCGTTTAGTCCAGCTTGGCCAGACGGCGCTCCAGCCGCTCGATGTCCTTTTTCACGCCGGTGCGGGTGTCCAGCTGCAGGGCGCGCTGCAGCAGGGGCAAGGCTGCCTTGCAGGCCTTGAGGGTGCGGGTTTTCATATCCACGTCGTGGCTGCCGGTCTTGCCCAGCAGCGCCCAGCCGGCGGCCTTGTACAGCTTGGCGCGCGCCTGGTCTGGCGTGTCGGCGGCCTCGGTCAGCTGCAGGGCCTGGGCGGCGATGGCCACGGCGTCAGGGCCTGCCAGACGCCCGGCCAGGATGGCCTCGGCCACCTCGTCCTGCACGATGGTGGGCAGGTCGCGGTTGTAGCGGTCGGGCGGGCTCATGCCGCTGGCCAGGGCGTACTCGGCAAGCTGCAGGGCGCGGCCGTAGTTGCCGGCGTCGATGTGCCACACCAGCACCGTGGCCAGCACATCGTCCTGGGTGCCGGGGCGGGCGGCCAGCACGCCGTCCAGGTAGGCGTCGTACTCGGGCAGCATGGCGCGCTTGGCTTCGACCTTGCGCTCGACGCTCTGCAGGTCTTTCAGACGCAGGCGGTGCTGGTGAAGCTGGGCGAGCTGCAGCTCGTAGGCGGTGCCCACGGTGTGGCCGTGGGCGTTGGTGGCTTCGGCCAGCGCCGCCTGCTGCAGGGCCAGGTGATGCATGCGGTGCCGCTGGGCAGGTGTCAGGCGCATGGCCGGTGCTCTTTCGTCTGTTGGTGTGAGGGGCGGCAGTGCGCGGCCTGCAAATAGCGGCCCCTTTTTTTAGAGCCGCCATTTGCTGCCGCCGCGCGGCCGGCGTCAGGCGAGTTCGATGTTCTCGACCAGGCAGGCCTTGCCCAAGTCCTCGATGACGAATGCGTCGTTGCTGGACTCGTAGGTCTCGATGCGGTCGCGCTTGGGGTTGTCGATCACCGCGCGGCGGCGCTTGCCGTCCTGGTAGTAGATGGACAGGTTGGCCAGGCTGGTGATCAGCACCGCGTTCTCGGGCACGTAAGGCACGCTGATCGCCTGCAGGCCGCCCAGGCGCGCCTGGCTGCGCACGATGTCGGCCGCCAGCATCTCGGTGGGCGCCGTCTGGTTGTCCATCAGCGGGAACAGCTTGTCGTGCAGCAGGTTGCGCCCGACGATGGCCACCAGGTCGCCGGCCTTGGCGTGCCAGGTGTCCAGCAGGCCGTGGGTGGCGTCGTACACCAGGCCGTCCAGGGTCTTGTAGTCGCCGCTGCCGTCTGCCTTGACCTGCACCTTGCCGGCGACCTTGCCGCCGGTCATGACGCGCGCGGCGGCGTTGTCGCGCAGGTACTGCAACCAGCCCTTGTTCACATCTTGCAGCAACGGGTTGGTGGTGCGGTTGGTGTCGGCGGCAACGCTCACGCCGTTGAAGCCGATCATGATGCGGTCCAGCGCGCATTGCTGCTGGATGGCGCGGGCCAGGCGCAGCTGGAAGTCGGGGAACTTGGCCCACATGTCCAGCGTGGCGTAGCGCAGGTGCGTGTCGTAGTTGGTCTGCGAGCACAGATAGCCCTGGCCTTCCAGGCTGTGCGGGTCCGTGGTGGCGCGGTCCTTCGTGGTGGTGTCGGTGCGGCTGGCAATCGGCCCGGTGGTGCCCAGGCCCAACTTCTGGCCCTGCATTTCATCGACGGGAGCGATGTTGATGGACTTCAGGAATGCGCTGGATTCCTGGATGCGGTTCTCCAGCTTTTGCTGGATGCTGGGCGAAATGGTGAACTGCTGCGCGGCGGACGGAACGCTGTTGAGCGTGGCCTGGTCCTGCAGGTAGGTGTTGAACAGCTCGCGGGTTGCGTTCTTCATGGGGCGGTCCTCGGTGGGCGTGCGTGGTGGTTGGTCGGTGGACGGGCGGCGTGGGGGTCAGCAGTCGGCCTTGAGGGCGCCTTCGGTGCCCGTGGCGTCGGGCCGCTTGGTGCCGCTGCCGTCCTGCTGGCTCAGCTTTTCCTGCAGGGCCTTGAAGTCGGTTTGCAGCTTGGCGAACTGGCCGGCCAGCGCGGCGTGCGCGGCGGTGGCGGCAGCCAGCTCGGCGGCCTGGCGTTGAATGGCGGCATCAGCCGCGCCCAGCACTTCCAGCGTCTTGACAGCGAAGGCTTCGGAGGTTTCCGGCTTGTGCGTGGGCGCGGTGATGCCGCGCAAGTTGCTCAGCAGTTCGCTGAATTTGGCGACGAGCACGGATGCGATGCCTTCGGCGTCGCCCTCCAGGCCCAGGTCGGTCTCGACCGCGGCGGTGAACAGCGCGCCCTCGGTGTGCTTCTTGCCCTTGAACGGGCTGGCGTCGGGGTTGCCGGCGGCGAACTTGAGCACTTCGGTGCCGAGGCTGGCCGGGCTGTCGGTGACGGCCAGGCCGGTCATGTAGGCCTCGCCCGTCTTGGCGAAATTGGGGTCCACCTCGATGGAGGTGTAGATCTTCTGGCGGGCCTTGTTCATGGCCACCAGGCCGGGCAGCGCCTCGATCTGCGCGAAAAGTGCCAGCTTGCCGTCCTCGACCTGGCGCGCTTCGAGCGCCAGCACGTCGCCCAGCGCGGCGAAGGCGCTGTCGGGCGTGACGCCGCGGTAGTGCTCCAGCCACACGCGCGCCCCGTAGGTGGCGGGTTTGTAGTTCTTGGCCATCTGCTCGATCCAGGCGCGCTGGATTTCGCGGCCGTCGGTGGTGGCCCCTTCGGTGGCTACGCGGAAGAATTTGGTCGGCATGGTGCGGCCCTACGGCAGTGGTTGATCTGCCGCTATGTTGCGCACTGGTGCCGGTTGGTGCAATTTGCGCGCGTTGTGGCTGCACGCAGCACATTTTTCCGCTGCTGCGCTCCGCGCGCGCGCGGGCCACACTGGCGCGGCATATGACAGCCAGACCTACTCCCGCCAGCCGGCGCGCCGCCTCGTCCCAGGGCCCTGCCCCGCTGGGCGCTGGAGCGCACCCGAACGATCTGCCCGCCGGCACGCCCGGCGCTGCGGACGGGGGCGTCGGCAAACGACGCGAAGCGCGGGCACTGTACTGGATGGGCTGGCGGTTGTCGCACATCGCCGAGCACCTGGGCATTGCCCGCGGCACGCTGCACGGATGGCACAAGGCCGAAGGCTGGGCCGCGGCGCCGGCAGTGCAGCGGGTTGAGGGGGCGCTTGAGGCGCGCATGGTGACGCTGGTGGCAAAAACCGACAAGACCGGCGGCGATTACAAAGAAATCGACCTGCTGGGCCGCCAGCTCGAGCGCCTGGCGCGCATCGGCCGATACCAGCAGTCAGGGCGCGAGGCGGATCTGAACCCGGCCATCGAGGCGCGCAACGCCGGGCCGAAGCAGCGGCGCGCGAAGAACTCCCTGTCCGACGAGCACATCGAGCAGCTGAAAAGCGCCTTCCTGGACTCGCTGTTTGCGTATCAGCTGCAGTGGTGGCAGGGCAGCCAGCAGCGCACGCGCGCGATCCTCAAGAGCCGGCAGATTGGCGCCACCTGGTACTTCGCGCGGGAGGCGCTGATCGACGCGCTGGAGACCGGCCGCAATCAGATTTTCCTGTCGGCCAGCAAGGCCCAGGCGCACATCTTCAAGCAGTACATCGCGGCGTTCGTGCATGAGGTGACGGGCGTGGAGCTGAAAGGCGACCCGATCGTGCTGGCCAACGGCGCCACGCTGTATTTCCTGGGCAGCAACGCGCGCACGGCGCAGGGCTACCACGGCAATTTCTACTTCGACGAGTTTTTTTGGACGCAGGATTTCGAGCGCTTGAACAAGGTGGCCAGCGGCATGGCCATGCACAAGAAATGGCGCAAGACCTACTTCAGCACGCCCAGCAGCATCCAGCACGCGGCCTATGCCTTCTGGAGCGGCGCACGGGTGAAGAAGAAAGACAAGATCGACGTGGACTTGAGCCACGCGCGGCTGGCCAGCGGCTTCGTGGGCGAGGACCGCGTGTGGCGGCACATCGTCACGATCATGGATGCGCTGGCCGGCGGCTGCGACCTGTTCGACCTCGACGAACTGCGGCTGGAGTACTCCGACGCCGAGGTGGCCAATCTGCTGATGTGCGGCTTCGTGGACGACTCGTTCTCGGTGTTCCCGCTGGCGATGCTGCAGGGCTGCATGGTGGACAGCTGGGAGCTGTGGAAGGACTTCAAGCCTTTCAGCCAGCGGCCGCTGGGCTGGGCGCCGGTGTGGGTGGGCTACGACCCGAGCCACACCGGCGACAGCGCCGGCCTTGTGGTGGTAGCGCCCCCGGCGAAGCCTGGCGGCCCGCTGCGCGTGCTGCACACCGAGCAGTTCAAGGGCATGGACTTCGAGGCGCAGGCACGCGCGATCAAGGCCGTCTGCGAGCGTTACAACGTGGCGGGCATGACGCTGGACACCACGGGCATCGGCCAGGGCGTGTACCAGCTGGTGCAGCAGTTCTACCCGGCGGCGCGCGGCATCAACTACAGCGTGGACACCAAGACCATGCTGGTGCTCAAGGCACAGCAGGTCATCAAGACGGGCCGGTTGGAGTTCGACGCGGGCAACAAAGACCTGGCGGCCAGCTTCATGGCGATCAAGCGCGAGCTGACGGCGAGCGGGCGCAGCGTGACCTATGCGGCCGGGCGCAGCACCGAGACCGGCCACTCTGACCTGGCCTGGGCGTGCATGAACGCGCTCAGCCATGAGCCCCTCGAGACCGGCACCGGCCTGGCCAGCGTGCAGGGCTCTTCTTTCCTTGAAATTTCCGACTGACCATGACCAAACGCACACGCCGCGCCGCGGCCCAGGCGCATGCCACCACACCCGCAACCGCCACCGCCACCACACCCGCGCCGGCATCGCCACCGGCCCAGGCTTTCAGCTTCGAGCTGGGCGAGCCCGAGCCCGTCCTGGGCGGGCGATCGGCGCTGCTCGAGTACGCGGAGTGCCTGCAAAACGGCGACTGGTACGAACCGCCAGTGAGCCTGACAGCACTGGCCCGGCTGCTGCGCGTGGGCGCGCACCACGAGTCGGCGTTGCGCTTCAAGGTCAACGTGCTGGCCAGCACGTTCATTCCGTCGCAGGCGCTCAGCACCGAGACGCTGCGCGCCTTCGCGCTGGACTTTCTGGTGCTGGGCAATGCCTACCTGGAGCGGCGGCGCAACCGCTTGGGCGAGCTGCTCACGCTGCAGCACGCGCTGGGCAAGTACGTGCGGCGCGGCATCGAGCCCGGCCGGTTTTTCTTCGTCACGGATCTGCAAAGCCCGCATGAGTTCGCGCGGCACGACGTGTTCCAGCTGCGCGAGCAGGACCTGCACCAGGAGATCTACGGCGTGCCGCCGTACCTGGGCGCGCTGCAGTCGGCGATGCTCAACGAGTCGGCGACGCTGTTCCGGCGGCGCTACTACAACAACGGCAGCCACGCCGGGTTCATCCTCTATGTGACCGACGCGGCGCAGTCGCAGGGCGACATCGACAAGATGCGCGAGCAGCTGACCAAATCCAAGGGCACCGGCAACTTCCGCAACCTTTTCTACTACGCGCCGAACGGAAAGAAAGAGGGCATCCAGCTGATTCCCATCAGCGAAGTGGCGGCGAAGGATGACTTCCTGAACATCAAGAACTCCAGCCGCGATGACGTGCTGGCAGCGCACCGCGTGCCGCCGCAGCTCATGGGCATGCTGCCGAACAACGTAGGCGGCTTCGGCGACGTCGAGAAGGCCGCAAAGGTGTTCGCCCGCAATGAGATCGCGCCCCTGCAGGCCACGATGGCGCATGCGATCAACGCCTGGGCCGGCCGCCCCGTCTGCGCGTTCCGGCCCTACGTGCTGGACGACGCGCCGGCATAG